GTGTTAATTCCGTAGAGTGAAAAGACGGATCCAAGCGCTAAAGAATTAACACTCGTACTTAATTTTATAGAAGTTATGGATGAAGTAGATAACCACAATCCTGAATTCAAAACCAAATAATCGTTTGTGTCTGCAACATTTCTATTTGCTCCAGAAAAACATCTTATTGTTTTATTTTTAGTGGTACTTGAATAATCCTGTATGTCAATAATACTAACACCAAATACATTTGAAGCCGTGCCGCCGCCAACGGTACCACCATCAGCAAGCATTAAATTTTGACTAGCAGCTCCATAAGCACTTGCAGTAGATCCGTTACCTTTTAATCCGTGATAAGCATAATTTGTACCAGAGTCAGAATTAAACTGTACATATAAAGCATCAGAACCAGCTGCCGCTCCTGTGTTGTCTCTACAAATACTGCGTATTTGCAAGTGTTTGTAAGTGCTAGGAATTGAATTAAAAGTTGCGGATGTTTGTCCGGCAGTTGCAGTTATTGTCTGGATAGACTCATAAGAGCCACCAGCCGCGCCACCTGCACCATCCATTATTCCTAGTGAGACTCCAAACACTACGCAACGCCACCGATCACAAACCACTGATCTGTGCCTGTTTTGATGCATGATGCGGCTTTGTACTGTGCAAGGGTAGGTGCGGCAGGTACTGCTCCAGCTGAAAGAATTGTAGTAGTACCAGAAGTCACTGCGTTGATTGTGCAGATACCTGCGCCAATGTTGATCACATTTATCACAGTACCGATTGGGAAGGCTACAGAGGCGTTTGTAGGGATTCTGACCTGACTTGCAGAGGCATTGGACTGAGTGATCAGCTTGCTGTATTGGTCATTGGCTACGACAGTATAACTCGTGCCCGTCTGGGAATTAAGTGTGTATGAAGGCAGCGAATTCATGTCTGCTGCTGTCAATACATCGCCTGCTACGAATGGATAAGTCATTTATTCTCCTAGTATGCCAATACGGATGTGTCAAGGATACCGTATAATGTCGAATCCAAGATGAAGCCATCGAGGACATTTTCCTGTGTTGTAAGTGTTGTGCGCCATGTGTTAGGCGTAATGCTGTGGGCTATGCCTTGACATTGGAGAGTCTTGACAATAGTAGTGCCGGCCACATTCACATTTGTAATCTGCATAGGATCGAAATAGTCCAGATCCAGTGCAGCTGTAACCCCTGCCCCATAGCCTAGAGTTACTAGGTCAAGGGTAATAGATTCGATTCTAAGGGTAGTTTCCTTACGGCTTGCCACAAAGTTAGAAGCAAGGTCTAAAGCCTCGGCATCTGTCTGCATAAGCATGTCATTGGCTGTAATGCTGTGCAGGAAGAACTTAGCAATAGAGTCAGCATTTGAGGCAGTCTGAGCTGTGCCACCTATGCGTGTGACTGTAGCCTGATTAACGATTGTCTTGTCATCTAGTGCAAAGGTAATGCCAGCATAAGGAATGTCTGTAGATCCAGTTGCATTGGAAAAGGCTGTAGCCGCATCTGCTGGAGACTCATAGACAAACTTGCGATCCTTGAACACAGCGTTGCCAGCCTTGTCAAAGTAAAAGGCTCCCTGCTCTGTAAAGGTTGCAGTCTCAATAGCTGCTAGAGCAGTGCGTGTTGTGGCTGGATCTGCCTGACATAGTGTTTGACCAGTCATAATAGATCGAGAGCTTGAAGGCCAGCCAATAGCATCGAGGATCTTGCCTACTCGTGTGCCAGTGCCTTGCCCTGCTCCTGCATCTGCCACTGTAGTTACATTGGAGTTGAAGATAAGTCTAAAAGCATCTGAGCAGATTAGATCGACATAGCCGATCTCTTGATCCTTAGGGTAAGTGTAAAGATACTCAGTGATGTAACCCTTGAAGATTGGATAGACAGTTCCAGCATAATCTGCCTCAATAATGATTGAGCGTAGAGGTACAAGGTTAGGGTAATAAGGGCTAGATGTATTCTGTGGGTTCCAGTCACCGTTCTCATCTGTGATACGGACTGTGGCCGATCCTGACAAATACTTATCTTGAAACAGGTTACGCTCTTTGCGAGTATCGATCTTTGCTACTTGATTAGATACATCGATGATGACTGTGCCGGGATCTGCAAGGATGGCAAAGTCAAGCTGTGAAGTATCTAGTATAAATGGATCACCAAATGATGCTCCACCTGTCAGATTGATCTTGACGATTGGCGTTGCTGGTAATGCCATTAGTACACCGTACTGTAAGTTACTGGAGTACCTGAAGCCTGTTGTGCGTATAGCCCCTGTGTGATGGCTGCAACTAGATCGCGCTCTGTTGTGACTGAGCCTGTGACAGATACATTGACTACTGTGCCACCGCCTACTGGACCACCTGATGCGCTCATCTGATTAAACATTCTTGCAGCTTCTGGGCCTTCTACATAAGTGCCTGTAAGTGTTGATCCTAGAGATCCTGCTGGCAATAGTTTGTCAGCCATTTGACCATCGATCTTGCGTTGGATCTTAGCCTTAGCCTCTGCCAGTATGTCGTATCTTGCCTGTTGCTCTGGAGTAAAGCCAGTCTGTGCCATTGGCTTAATGTTGGCTAACTTAGCAAGCTCCATAGCCATCTGCTGTAATGTTGCAAGCCAAGCTGTAAATGGATTCTGGATGTCATTAAGACCAATCATGTCACCGCGAAGTGCTGCTAACTTCTGAGCATTGGCAACCATGCTGTTAGCAAGGGTCGCTGCCGCAGTTATATTGCCTTCATTGATGGCAGCCTCTAAATCATAGATGTCTTTCTTTAGGGCTACGCGAGCCTTTTCTTCATCTGTTAACTTGCTTTGAGCGGCAGCTGCTAACTGAATGCCTTCTTCGTCAAATACTTTTTTGCCTTGCGCAAGTACTAGAGCAGCCATGTCTAGAGCTTCTTGCTTCTTCTTTTCAGCTGCTATCTGCTTTTGGGTTGCTGACAGTTTCTTGGCATTAGATAGTTGCTGTGAACCTAGTTTAGTAATCTTTGTATCAGACTTAACTTGAGCCTGCTTAGACATGTGTTCATTCTTATTGTAAGCAAGGCGCTCTCGTCTTTCCTTGCCAGCCTTGCTAAAGATAATGCCTGTTCCTATGTCCTCGAACAAAAATCCTAGAGCAGAGCCTAGAACTGGGATTGCCTTAACTTCTTTAATAAACAATGCGATGCCAGTAGTTGTGTCAGAGATGGCTGTGGCTAGAGCCTTCATGTCTGTAACTACATTAGAGATTGATCCACCATCGCTAAGAAGTTTCAATGAGTCAATAAGGCCTGTGCCGATAATCTCGGATGCTTCTGCTGCGCCTGTAGAAAGGATTGCTAACTGGCCAGAAAAAGTCTGTGCCGCAGCTGTGGCTGAGCCAGCAAAGGTATCTGCTAACTGTGTTGTGATTTCCTCAAATAACTTGCTCTTAAGGTCAGCCTTGCTAAGTCCTACGCCCAAGCGAGTAAGTGCTGTGTTATTGCCTAAGTATGCGCGACTCAATGCGACTGTTACCGCATTAACATCCTTGCCAGTTGATGCACTTATGTCTAAGGCAAGGTTAAGTAATCTCTGGCTCTCGGCAGATGATTGTGTGGCTACAGCTAATCTCTGATAAGCCGGACGAAGAAGGTCATCAAGAATACCGAACTCAGATTGAAGCCTTGCGATGTACTGCTCAGTACTTGCAACATCTCTGGCTAGACCGACATTTTCTAGCGCTAAGGCTAATTGCTTTTGTGCTTTCTGGTCATCGGCTGCTGCTTTGATAGATGTCTTTGCATACCTTAAAACCGCAGCAGTACCAAAGGCTAAACCAAAAGTGCTAGCAAGATTTTTTACATTCTTGGTGAGTTTCTCTGTGGCTGTCTCGGCTTGCTTAAAAGCCTTTTTACCAGTGAACTCGGTTGCTATGTCAATTTTTACATCGGCCATGATTACCTCTTCACCTTAGCAGTAGCATTAAGTTTTGCAGCAGATGATTCGATGGCCTTGATGACTGCTGCGTTAGCCTTGCCGCCATCTTCTTTCCATGCTCTAAAGATTGCACGACCACGCATCTTGCGAGAAGCTCTACCTGATTGACCTTGCTCACGCTGGTAAGCATCGACTATTCTGCCTGTGTTATTTAATGCATCAATAAACTGTTGACCAGCATAAGGGTTGTTACTTTTTGACTGATCTTTAGATCCTGATCTAATGTTTTTGCCAAAGTTTTCATGTCCTTCTAATAAAACTTTATAGACTGGCGCTTGCTCTCTGCCTTGAGGATTCTTTCGGCCAGCAGTCTCATACAAAGCCCCAGCAGCAGAAGCATTTACAATGCGAGCTAGAGAGCGAAAGCCTGATCTGTTTGGTTTTGATGGTGTTGTCTTGTAGCCAATACCACGCTTAGCCTCAGATGATGACCACTGGAGTCTTTCCCATGATCCCTTGCTTGGCATACCCCATCCAGATAGCGGAGCGTTTGAAGGAATGAATCCTCTAGCCTTAGCAGTGATTGGCTTTAATGCTCCAGCAATTTCTTTCTGTGTTTCTTTTGCTAAGTCTGGAGCGAATTGTCTTAAAGCCTTACGGAGTTCAACGGCGCCTTTTAGCTGTGCTGGCATCTTTGATCTCCTTCGCTTCATCCTGTAAGCCAATAAGCAACGCATCTAGCATTACTTTGTCCAACTCTAATAAATGTTGTGGCGCGATCCCTAACCTTATGCTTAGCCTAGCAATAAGGTAGGTGAACGGAAGATCGCGCTTTAAGCTAAAGGGTCGGAATCAAGCACCTCAACACTTTTTAGTGTCTCGATGAAGTCCATCCCAAATGGCTTTACAGATTCACCTGATCTGCGTGTTATCTCCCAAGCAAGCCAATAGACCGAGGTCTGCATCTCGTCATCACGAAACGCTTTATGGAAACCCTTTTTGTGATGTAATTCGAACGCGTACTCCACTGCTGGAGTAATCTCGCCTTCTAATACACTTCCATCTTGTCGAACGATCTTTAGTCTTGCCATGTTTAGCCCCTTTGTTTAATTGTTTAGAATGTGCCTGTTGATGCTACTGCAACTGTTGAGTTAGCAGTAAATGTGATTGACTGTGTGCCAATGTCTCCAACAGCACCGTTGATGTCTGTTGTGTTATTGACTAGCAAAGATACAGTGTAGAGAGGGTTTGTAGCAGATACTGCTGTTCCCTTTGTCTGTAGGAATACTGCTGTGACAGTAGTTCCCCATGCAGCCTGTAGTGTTGCCAATACATTTGCTGATGCTGTGTCGTTTAGGAAGTCGATTGTTACTGTTGATGACTCTAAGCCTTTTACAAACTTGTGACTTGAGTCACCCATTGCAGTTACTTCTAGTTCATCGAATACTCGGTTGATTGTTACTGCTGTGACATGGTCAGATAGATCGACAGAGTTGATCTTCACGCCCACATTGTTATTTAGAAATACAGCCATGAGATTATTCCTCGTCTTTCTTAGTAGTTACTGGCTTTGGTGCTGATGGTGCTGCCTGCCCGATTTTGATCAGGAAGGCTTCGTTTTCTTTTTCCCACTCGGACATGTTAGCTCCAACTCGTAAGGATGTTTATGGACATCTCGCAGCTGAGTAGGTCACCCGAAGCAGCGTTGAGAATACTAGGTGCGCTTATTGCGCTTACATTATAGGTCAAAGATGATGCAGCGAGCTTTGCAAACACGCCACATACTGCATCTTCTATACCATTCAGATTGCCTTCGTTATCAAATAAAGGCACAGTAATAATAATCTTAAAATTAGCCATAGGGCTTATGGTAATGTGCTGATTATTGCTAGGTGTTAGATAAGGATCATCTGGAGACACGATTACAGAGTTAGCCAGGACAGTTGCCGGTGGAAAAGCAAATGTCTGCCACTTAGAATTATCGACTAATGCTGTGGCTAATGTGGTTCGAAGGGTAGTAACTGCAACTGGCATTATCCCACCATCGAGCGAGGGTCTAGTGCGTGTGCGATCAATCCTCTGACCTTAGCGAGTAGCTGTGCGCTCATTCGGTAAGGTGAGGGCTGGAAGTCAATGGCATTTGAGCCACTCAAAGTGGCGGTTCTTGCTTGCCAGATTTCAACAGCGATCATCAAAGCTGCATTTTGGACTGCTGTGTCAGTTGTCCAGTCTGTGTAAGTCTCGCCTGTTACTGTGCCAAAAGGTTCAATAGGATGTTTTGGCTGTACTACTGTGTGAGTTGTAGTAACAGAAATTGAATAAGTATCTACTGCTGTAATTGTCTTTGATCCATTGTACTTAGTGCCAGAGTTGGCAATAGTTACAGTTTGACCGACATAAAAAATGTCTCTAACGGGAATGTCAAAGTAAAGAGTTCCTGTGCCGACAACATTGCTGTGCGCTACTGAAAACCAGACAGGTTTCCATAGCATAGGAAGCAAGACTGCATCTGATGCATCACAGACTTCCTGAAGGGTTGCATCTGGATACAGGGTGCCAACGCCAAGCGTAGTGCGTAACTCGCTGACTGTGGTTAGTGCCATGTGCAATCCTTTCTAAAGACTCTAGGGGTCAGAGGGCTACTGACCCCTAGAGCGACTTAGTGAGTTTATTACGCCTTGTTGTTCTTAAATGCGCCAGCTGCAACCTT